ACGCTGGTTCGTTACCTTCGTAGAATCTATCGTAAAGGTCTTTAGTGTTGTTGTAGTCATAACCACTGTTTGGTGTTTGGTCAGCCGCAGCGTTTGGTGAACCATAAGGTGGGTAGTGAATACCTGTGTTAGCTAAGTTAGCTGGGTCAGTGTAAGCCTGAATGTTAGGTACGAAGTAGAACAATTTACCGATAGGTAAGTTCATTGCTTGTACTGATACGATGTCATTCGCTAATAATTTAGAGAATACACGTCTTACAATTGGGAAAACAACTGTTTCAAATGCACCTGTATCAGATGTAGATGATGCTTCGTTAATTAAGAACGATGCTTGGTTTTCGTATAATTGTGCTACGTTTTCTCTCATGTGACCTTTAAGACCCTCTAAGAATCCTAATTTGTCCCATTTGTTGATTGTGTCTTCTTTGATAACTTTAAGGTGTTTTAACCCGATGTTACCAACAAGACCTGATTCTAATAATGCTCCCATTTTAGTATTTGTTTTGTTTTTAAGTTTATTTTATTTTTTAACCTAATTTACCCATTAAGTCCTTCATTCTTAAGAATTGAGGATTTTCATAAGTTTTTGATTCAATTAGAGTTGTTGATGAACCTGTAGAAACTGATTTGTTTAGTTTTGCTCCCACCGATTCGTTAATTGATTTTGTATCCACAGTATTCAATTCGTCTTTGATTGACTTATAAAGATTTTTAGATTCTTTTAAAGTTTCAACATCGTCAAATCTTCTTAGGATGTTTATTTTTTCTTTTTTAGTAGTTGAATGTTCTGTGAACAATCTTGTAGCGTAAGCTAAGTTTGAATTAAAGATTGCAACTTCGTTAAGTTTTTCTCTAAACACATTCAATGCTTTTCTATACTCTTCATTCTTTTCTCTCAACATTCTAACTTCTTCTGAAGTAGTTGATTCAACTTTAACACCATTTTTACCATAAACATAGTTTCTGTTATTTGTGATGCCCTTTCTTAATCCTCTACCTTCTTTGGAACCCATCCCGTATGTTCTAGCAGCTTCTTTAGTTTCCGTTTTTTCAAACGCCTTTTCTCCTTTAGAATTTGTCATACCTTTTTTAGTTGTGTAATCTTCTTCACCTTTATGTGTTTTAGATTTATCACCTCTATTCATTCCGTAATCGCCTTCTTTAGTTTCTGCTTTAACAACTTTGGACTTACCTCCCATATTTTCACCTTTCTTGTATTCGAATTTCGCTCTACCAGTACCAACTGATTTAGGACCTACTTTTTTCTTTTCATCGAATCCGCCTTTGGCTTTATCTTTGTAAGAAAATTTAGGACCTGAGCCCATTCCAACACCTTTAGGTTTGTAAGTTTCATTTCTTAAATCGTCCATACCATGTTCTTCTTCCATACCATATTCTTCTTCCATTTCAGGATAAGAATCTTCTTCTTCCATTTCTGGATAAGAATCTCCTTCCTCATCTAATGTGATTTCATAAACAACTTCTTCATCGTCAAAATCTTCAACATCTGAAGAGTCAACGTCAGATACGTCACCATTGTCAGAGAAAATAGCATTAATAACATCATCAACCGATTCGTCGTATTCTCCGTAATTCATATGGTCCTCCATTTCGTCTAATTGAGATTCACCAAGCTTAACAAGATATTCTACGTCAGCATTATCATCGGTTAAATGAACGTTTTCACCATCTTTTTTTACAATGATACCGTCATCTTCACCCATAGCTTTAAATACTTTCAAGATTTCCTCGTCAGAAGCGTCAGTTAAATCTATTGGACTTTCTTCTGAATCCATGTCCATATCCATGTCAACATCTATATCCATATCCTCTTCATCAGAGTCCATGTCTATATCTGTATCGATATCCATTTCCATTTCATCGTTATCAGCATCCGTATCAACGTCTGCATCTAAATCAATCTCATCTTCCTCTTCTTGTTCGGAAAGAGATTCTTTTACTAATTGGTTGATTTCTTCCTTCATAGTTGAAGCAAGTATTCCTTTTGCATTTTCGGCTATTGCTTCTTCAACTTGTCTCATTTGAATAAGAGCCTCTTGGACTAAAGATTTGTTTTCTTTCATGAAAATCTATTATTTTTACAATATAAATAGTGTCAAATAACAAAAAATTCACTTTTGAGGTTACACAATCTTACTTTTATTTTATAAAAAAGTTTGGAGCATAAAAAAAGTGGTCGTTAAACCACTTTAATTTTTTATTCAATAACTTCGTCAATTTTACTTTCCGATACTGAGGTTATCCTCCAATCGTTTGTAAATCCTTGATACTTTTCGGTAACCTTAGCCTCGACATCGGTTACTGAGAATCCTTTAACAAGTTTCTCTTCTCTGATTTTTTTGATTTTACCAGTATTCTCATCAGGTAAATCGTACTGAATTTTTGCTACAAAATATTTTTCGTCCATAATTTATTATTTTCCCAAATAATCGGTTAATTTTCTCATTAAGTCAACTCCTTTAGTTTGAAATTCTGAATTTTCAGGTGATTTGTATTTTTTTTCTTCTTCCAAGTTCTCTTCGTACTTATCTCTATCGTCAGGATTAGTAAATAAATAAGCTCCTGGTGTTGATGGAGATGATACTAAATCAAAACATATTAATTCAAAATCGTCTTGTACTTCATTTCTCTCACCAACCTTTTTTAAGGAACCTACTCCTCTTGAAGAAACTCCCATTGTAACACCTTGTCTCATTAAGTTAGCCGCTAAGTCTCCTTTAGTAGAAACGACACCTCTTTCATGAAATCCTGGCGATGTTAACAATTTAAGTTTACCCATTAGAATATTTCTATCCCACCATATCTCTGTGATGATGTGAGATACCCTATCTAGGTCAATTAAAGATGACTCAGGGTGGTTTAACTCTGAAGTGGATAAACCTTTAGCAATTGCTTTTTTATAGTTCTCAGCTTCTCTCTTTAATATTCTTTCAGGATAAAATCTTCCGTTTCTATTTGGAGTATCGTACTTTTGTAATACAGCGTAAAACTCAAAAGGATTTCTATAATCTAATTCTTTTGCTTCTCTTAACATATCGGCGTTACGAATATCTTTTGGTGATACCCAACCTGCATCTGTTTCAACCAATATTCCATGTCCTACTTCACTTGCCTCTAATATTCTTAATTGTTTCATGAATTCTTTTTAAGATAAATATATCATACAAGTATCTTTTTAGTCTTAATCGTTTTTTGATGGTGAAAATTCGAAGTATTTGTTTTGGATTACATTCTCTCTGACTATGTTTTTGATGATTGTTTTAACCGAATCTTTTATTTCAGGACATTTAAAATCCATTTCACTATTGGTGTATAAATTAACCTCTAAGTTTAAAAAAGATTTTTTACCGTGTGAAATACCACTCGTTCTGAGGTCTAAATCAACAATACTTTGTTCTTTAAACAGTAAAGGATTTATGGAATTAAATACTGAGTGTTTGATGTCTCGACTTAGATTACAGACAACTCTGTTCCAATTGTGGTGTTCAAATTTAGGAGTTACCCATGATTGTATGTTTATGTATAGTGATTTCAAATTCTTTGAATCTACCGTTCCGTATACAGATTTAATTGGATTGTAGAGATTTAACTTTACACTTTTTCCTTTTTTCATTAAGTTTCATATTGTCAATGTTTATTTATTTGTTTAAATAATAATAAAAATTAGTTCCATTGTCAAAAACTTTCGGAAAAATTAAGATATTTGTATTATATGTTAAAAGTAGATGTAAAAAAAGATGGGATAGAAAAAGCCCTAAAGACATTAAAGTCAAAAGTAATTAAAACTAAACAAAATCAGATGTTGTTTGGTAAGAAAGAATTTCTTAAAAAATCGGTTTTAAGAAGACAACAAAAGTTGAAGGCTTCTTACGTTCAAAAGATAAAATCTAAATTAGATTGATTCTTCTAAGTTTTTTAACTTAAGGAAATTCAATTGGTCAAATTTTTCAAATTTCAATCTATCAATAGTTTCAGATAATTTTGTTTGAATTTCAAAATCTTGTTCATTTTCTAATATAGTATTCAATTTTGTAATTGTACTTTCTTTTAAAGTTTCAAATTTTTCTTTAAGTAAAGTTGTATCTTCAGACATTAATCTAATAAACTCTTTTTTGGTTGATTCGTCAAGATTATTGATGTAACTTTTCATTGTTTGGTTTGCAATACTAACCATAGACTTTAAAGGAATATTAATTGACTCCTTAACGGGTTGAGATTTACTTGAAACCAAAGTTTTAATCAAAGTTTTCTTTGATTGAACTCTTTCCATTAAATCCAATTTGTTTGTATAAACTAATGAATCTATATTTGAATATTTATTTGAAACATTCTCATATACTGTTTTCGGCATTTTAATTGTTGGTACCAATTTTTGAATTAAAGTAATACCCTCTTCCAAGAAATCTTTTGCATCCTCTTCGGTTAACCCTTGAGGTGTGGTTAATTGGTCGTATAAAGAATACATTTTTGACATATTCTTATTGTTCAAAACATTTTGTTTGAACTCTTTTAATAATTTCTTAAATTCCTGTTCATTCTTGTAGGATTCTAATAAATTATTTTCAATTATGGATTTAATTTGTCCGAAAGTCATTTTGTCTGTTTTCAATATAAATATTACGAGTTTAACAACTTATCCAATTCTTTTGAAATTTCTCCCAAAGAATCTTGACCTTGATTCAAATTTAAAAATCTTGATTTTTGTGCAAAATTATTTTCTAATAAAATATTCATATTAGCCCTCTTGGATTCAGGTGTAACTTCTGCTGGTGGTGCGACTTCTTCTCCCGCAGGTGCTGCTTCTTCACCTCCTGCTGGTGGAGCTGTTTCAAAACCTCCTCCTCCAAATGATGGAGGTGCTCCCATATCTTCATCTTCAGTACTTGATGCGGCACTTGCGGTACCACCTGAAGTATTTCCGTATAACTTATCGATATTATCAAATAGACCTGTTTTTGTAATAACTGTAGGTGTTGCTTTAAGTTCTTCACCAACCGCTCTTTCAATTCTTTGTTGTTGTAAATCCAATCTGATTTCTTCATCAGACCAACCAAAGATATGTTTCTTAGCCCATGTTGATGATGTTGGTTGAATACCGTTTCCTGGGTCAGAAACCAAATCTTTATACAATAACACTTTTTCTTTCCATACGTCGATTTTTAATAAATCGGCTTGTGTAGATGGGTTAGATAAACCTAATGTAAAGTTTTGTAATTCGTCCTCAAATCCTAATAAAAATAAGTGAACGATTGCAATCTTGTTTAACTCGGCAATCATACTTTTTTGAATTCTGTTGATTGTACGAGCAAAACGGATGTCTTGTAATGATAAGTTTTTACCATCACCAACAACTTCTTCAAATCCTAAGAATGCTTTTGGAACACGAAGTGCGGTTAATAGTTTCTTTTGGATATATTCAATATCGGCAATTTCTGATAAGTTTGTCGCTCCTGGTAATGTTGTAATTGGGTCTGGAGCTGCAGGGTCACGAACAGGGATGAAATAATCTTGGTCAACTGCCATTTGGTTAAACCTCATATCTACGTTTCCTGTTTTAGAATCAACAATTTGTTCTCTTTTGAACTTATTAGCGACACGGTTTACATATGCTTCAACATCATCATCATTCATGTTACCTACAAACACTTTAAACATTCTTCTTTCAGGTGCTCTTGATGTACGATAGATTAACATCGCATCTTCTGACAACAATAACTGTTTCCAAATACGTCTTGCTTTCTCCAACATTGATGTACCATAAGGAAGTTTTCGGTCATCACCCAGTAATCTAAAGTGAGCAATCTCCCATGATTGGAATTCCATGTTTCTATTCTTCCAAGTAAAGTGAAGAGCTTTCTTGTTATCTTCTAGTTCCTGTGTAATATCCACAGTAATCTTGGCAGTTACACCAACTTCATGACGTTCAATTTCAATTGTTGGTAATTGTTGGCAACCAATAATACCTTTTTCAGGGTCTAACTTTAAATAAACAAAGTTATCCCCATACTTACACGTGTTTCTTGTCCACATTGGTAAGTTGGTATTAATGTCTAAGTTATTATTAAATAAGTCTGCTAATACAGATTTAATTCTTTTTGATTCAGAGTAGATTTGTAAAATAAAACCATCTTCATTTGTTGTTGTAGATTCTTCAGAATAGATGTCCAACGCAGCGGAAATCTCAGGAGTATACTCCATTGATTCATAATCGTATTGTGCGGACAATCTTGATGGCTCATAATAAATTGCTTGAGAATATAAGTTGTTCTCAACTTTAGCCCATTGATTTGTTAAATAAAATGTTTGTTGGGCTTGGAGTTTCTCTCTCTCATAATCATCACGATTTGGCGTACGCAGAAGTTCTTTTTTATCAAACTTAAAAGTCGGATAGTCCTGTTTCAACAGTGAATTTGGGCCGAATGTTTGCGATAGCC